GGCGTCGCGCCCGCGACCGGCGTGGTCCACGCCGCCGTGATCAGGCCGGCCGTGGCGAACGCCGTGGACTGGTCCGCCGACACTGCGATGCGGGTGCCGGCCGAGTTGTACAGCGCCAGGAAGTTCTTCGTGGTGGGAGTCCCAGGATGTCGCGCTGGCGTTACGTCGCGATACCCGCAGCCACTCTTACGGCGTAGCGCCCGTGCCCGGTTCGGAAAACCCCTTTGCCGAGGCAATTCCTTCGGCGGTGAGCTGGTACAGCTGTCGCCGAACCCGGGCCGGACACGTCGGCGGGTCGTAGTCCACCGTGACGCGGCCGTCCATATGCAGCCGGTCCAGCACGGGGTAGACGAGGGCGGTGTTCTTGCGCGCCTTCCTGGCGACGTCGATGCCGTGCAGCCACGCCCCCTCTTTGTGGGCTTCCAGCAGCACCGCAAGTACGCGCAGCAAGGTGGTCTCCGAGGCCTTCGGGGTCCGTGCCATGGTGCCAGCTTATACGTATAAGTTACGGTGTTCGCACCACCACATCGAGCAGGAGGACTGGCATGGCAATCAGCCCCAAGGTCGACGCCGACAAGGTCGCCGCGGGCCTTAGCCTGTGGGCGCAGCACCACGGCCCGGTGTCGCTGGCCGCCGTCGTGCTGCTGATCCAGTACGGCTGGCACCGCGACCCGATGTTCCGGCAGGTCATGTGTGCACCGGAATCCGAGCCCGACTGGTGCGCGATCAGGTGGGAGCAGGCCAGGGACGCCTTCGATCGTGGCAAATTCGCCGACGAAGCCGGCGGCTCGCACGCTCACGCGGCCCTTGACTTCGCGCTCGCGCTCGGCGAGGACCGGTACGAGCTGGCGTCGCAGGCCCCGGCCGCCGCCCAGAACATGATGGCCGCGTTCTGCACCGCCATCGGCGTTGTGCCGACCAGCTTCACACGCCTGCGGTAGGGTGCCGGCGGCGTCGAGGGTCGTCGTGCCGACCACCCCTCGACGCTGACTCCTCCGGGCCGCACCTTGGACATGCAGCCCAACCGGCGGTGGGTGCTCTTCCTTGCTCGGGCACCCCCCGTCGGTGTCTACAGCCTGCGATGCTCGCGAGGCTCGATCGCGACCAGCTCCTGCAGGAACGGCACCATCACCACGGCGGCCGCCTCACCGGCGCCGGTGATCGTGTAGACCCGCACCTGGCAGCGTTTGCCCTTGATCACGCAGGTGCTCACGTCGGATGTCACCCACTCCAGCGTTTCCAGTCGCGCCAGGCGCGGCACCAGCACGCCAAGCGACCAGTCGAGCCGCCGTGCCAGCGCTCTGACGTGCATCGAGCGGTTCGCACCGTCGCGGTTGTTGAGCAGCAGCACGAGGATGCGGACCAGCCACCAGATCTGCATCTCCGTCATGCTGCTGAGGCTGCGGCCCCTCCCCCACCCCTCGCGCTGAAACTTGCGCCACCGCCGTTTGGCCAGCGCCGCGCTGCTGCGCGTGACGAGCTGGCGCACGATCAGCGGCCGCATGTCCACCTCCTTCGGGTTCGGGTTACCCCCTCATGATCACGCCGGACGGTGGCACGGTAGCCTGTGCGGCGGACGAATCTGTTGGTCCGTAGGGTATTCGGGGATCATGGCCCTCTCGTTGTCGACGCGGCGAGAGGGCCTTCCCGCACTCCACACCGCGTTTTCGAATGCGTGTTGCGCGCACGGACCGGGTGGTGGCGCGCGTAGGCTCCCGCGCATGACCCAGGTCCTCCTGGCCGCCCGGCTCGACGCGATCACCGCGCTGCTGGCCGCAGTCGCCACCGCCGACGCCCTGCGCCAGGTCGAGCTGGTCGCCGCCGCGCAGTACCACCTCGGCCTGCTGCTGCGCCAGGTCGTGCTTGACGCTCGGGAGCACCACACCGTGCGGGATGTGGCCGCCGCGGCGGGGCTCGGCCACTCCGTGCTGATCCGGCAGGTGCACGCCGGCGGCCCGCTGGCGGGCCGCCCGGGCCGCACCTACCACCGGTCGGACTCCCGCAATGCCGCGCCGGAGCCGACGGTCGAGCTGCCGCGGGCCGGCTGAGCGTGCGTGTCTTCCGGGATCCCGACCCGGACTGGCCGGCCGGAGCCGACCTGATCCTGACCGTCCGGTGGACCGGCGACAACCTGGCCGAGCTGGCGTCGGTGTTCACGACCATCCAGCACGCAGGGCCGCCGCACGACGGCTGTCTGGACGTCGCCGGCCAGCACGTCCGCCGCGGCGACTGGGTCTGCCTCGCCGACCGCACCGCCGTGTTCGTGGTGCCTAGCACCACCGCCGGCCCGGTGTACGGTCCGGCCTCGTGTCCACCACCACCGTCAGGCCCTACCGCATCCTGCTGACCGGGTCCCGGGACTGGATCGACGGGACCATGCTGCTGCGGGTGCTGGCGGCGTGGCGGGAACGCTGCGCTGGCGGGATTCTCGTGCACGGCGCGTGTCCCAGCGGCGCCGATTTCATGGCGGCCACCCTGTGGCAGCGGCGCTGGGGACTGCCGGTCGAGCCGCACCCGGCGCGCTGGGCGTTCGGCCGTAGCGCCGGACCGCGCCGCAATCAGGAGATGGTGGATCTCGGCGCGGACGTGTGCCTGGTGTTCCCGCTGCCGACGTCGCGGGGTTCTATCGGCTGTGGGCGCATGGCTGAACGCGCCGGCATCCCCACCTGGTGGTATTGGCCCGACCGGGTTGTGCCCGGCGTGGCCGGGCCACGAATGGCGGCATGAGGCCGCTCGCGATGTCCGGTAGTCTGCGCCGGCCGGTCTCGACGTCGCCCTCGGATCGACTCCTCAGCGGTTCGGGTCTACCCGGCGCCGCCGCGCGGCCGGCCGGGAGCTGGCCCAGGACGTACGGCTCCCGGAACGACAAAACGGCCCCCGCCTCCCCCGGTCACGAGGGAAAGCGGGGGCCGTTTTGGCACCGACGTTGTCAGGAACTCGCCCATCAAGGGTTGTGGCCGACACTACCGCACGCGGTCATCGCGGCGCTGCAGCTACAGGCCCGCGGCGTGGCGCACGGCATCGGCCGCCATGGTCAGGCCCATGCATTCCGAGCATGCCTCGACCGGCTGCGGGCCGATGCAGAAGGCGATCTCCTGCGCCCAGGCCGCCAACAGCGGCTGGGCGGAGACCATGACGTGCCAGTGCTCGACGACCTGATCGGTGACGGTTCCCCGGGCCCCGCCGCCGTCGAGCGGGATCATCACCCAGGTGTCGCCGACGCTGACGCGTGGCCGCCAGGCCAGCCACTTGCCGTCCAGGCTGACGCGGATCTGCAGGCCCAGAGACTGCTCCACCCGCGAGACCTCCAGAAGAGGAAATGGCCCCCCGCGCGGGGGCACTGGAGTGTGAACAACGGCGTGCCCGTCGCGCGGGGGTATCCCCTGTCGCCCCCAGCCGCACATCCCCTGCACCTGGGCGACACCGCCGAGGCTACCCGTCGAAGTCGGCCGGCCCGGCCTGCTGCGCCGGCCCGGCTGGGCGTGTCGCGTCGGCGTCACCCACTTGTGCGCGCAACGCTCGGATCTCGTCGGCGCAGGCCTGCGCGTGCCGGGCGATGGCCTCCAGCATGCGGATCCACAGCTCGGCCTCATTCATCGGGCGGCTGCGCCACACAGAAGTACGGGTCGACCGTGAAGCGGCCGAGTCGGGTGAACTGCATGGTGCGGTTGTTGAACAGCTCGATGAAGCGCCGCTTCTGCTCGACCGACAGGTGCTGGTAGTACATCTTCGCCTCGGCGCAGGTCGCGGCCCAGTCGCCGCGTTCCTTTTCCCAGCGTCGTGCGAGCAGCCGGTCGATCTCGTCGGGTGTCTTGCCGGCGGCTTCCTCGACGCGGCGCACGGCCTGGGCCACGGTGCCGGCCAGCCAGTCCTGCTGCCGCTGCGCGATCTCCTGCTCGGACAGCCGCCGGTGCAGGTATGCCTTGTAGTCCTTGGCGGTGGCTTCCAGCAACCAGCCGGCCTCGATCAGGTCCAGGAACCGGCCTGGCTCCAGGGAGCCGCAGTAGGAGCAGGTCGGCCCCGCCGCGGCGCTCGCGTCGACCAGAGCCGGTGTGTTCCGCCAGCGGTCGGGCCCGGGAACCCGGTTCGGCGCCTCGGCCCGTCGCGGGCACCACAGTTCGTCGTCCACACCGGACCCTTCCTAGGCCGGCAGCCAGCGGCCTTCCGTGATCCATCCGTGATGCCCGCAGCGCCGGCACAGGATGCTGGGGGTCAAGGTCAGCGGCTCCAGCGACTTCACCGTCCACACCGGACGATCAGGGAAGGCGTTGCGGACGCCGTCGAGGTCGAACAGTACCGACCCGGCGCATTCGTGCCCGTCAGGCGTGCGGTGGTACTCGATCAGACCACCCGGCCGGTGGGCGCCGACCATGGTGTAGACGATGCGGACGTTGTGGCCGATCGCGATCTCGGTGTCCTCGCTCATCGGCTACTCCGTCGGGACGGGGTGGACCGCGTCCAGCGCGGTGGTGACGCAGGTGCCGATGCTGCGGGTCAGCGAGTCGGCGTTCAGTGCGATGCCGCGGATCCGGATGGCGATGGTGTCGGCCGAGGTGCCGTCGGAGCTCACCTCGACACTGAACTGCAGTGGTTCGTCGAAGGCGGGGGTCGTGTCCACGGAGGCAGCCTCGGCTTCCAGTCGGTGCGCCTGTTCGGCGCAGTCCATGCAGCGATGCGGGCCGCCGCAGTCCAGCCGCGGCGGCCCCGGCTCGGCGGGCTCGTACAGGCCGGTCCAGTAGCCGTGCGAGGTCCAGGGCACCGGCGGTCCTTCGGATCAGGAGTGGGGAGGGTTGACCAGGCGGTCCAGCTCCTCGGACAGGCTCTTGACCGTCAGGCGCAGGTGGCGGATCTCCACCTGGGCGTCGGCCAAGCTGTTGGCCAGGTGGTCGTGCTTGGTCTGCAGGCTGGTGGCGCGGCTGTTCGCGTCCCGTAAGGCTTTGGAGAGGCTGTCGACATGGCGGTTGGCCTCGTCGAGCTGGCCTTCCAGAGTGCCGGTGCGGCGTTCCAGACGCTCCACCAGGGCGACCGCGGAGTTCGCGACGGCCTGCCCCTGCTCGACGCTCATCCGCCGGCGCCGGCGGATGCTGTCGAGCACGGCGCCGATACCGGCCAGGCCGCCCATGGCGGCGAGCAGCTGTGCGATGTCCTGCAGACTCACGGGGACTACCTCCCGTCAGGGTCGAGATCGCGGCCCGCCGCCCGCGTCAACACGCGCAGATCCCTGTTGATCTGCAGGAATCGGGTGGCGCAGGCGCACGCGAACGCGGCGACCAGCAGCCCCACGAACAGGCCCCGCGGTCCGGCGGCGGCCACCACGGCCACGGCGTAGAGCACGGCCACCATGGACAGGGTGGCCACGCCGACGCGCTCGACCAACAGGCTGTTGCGGATGCTGCCGTACAGGGCGATCAGCCCGAACACGGCCAGGCAGATGTACCAGGCCTCGGTCTCCCAGCCCGGCAACAACGCGTTGATCGCGGAGCGGGACGCGCCGGGTGTGACCAGCCCGGCCACTCCGGACAGCACGCAGGCCGCCAGCATCCACAGCTGGAAAGGGTTCCGTCCACTGTGGACAACCACCATCATGATGTCCCCCAGGGTGTGTGCCGCCGCCTAGGTCTGCGGCGGCGGCGGTGTCGCCGGCGTGTAGGTGGGCGGCGTGGCCGAGCCGAGCAGGAGCAGCACGGCCCAGCGCGGCATCCACGGCTGCGTCTCCAGCCAGCGCAGCGCCGCGTACAGCACGGCGAGCACGAACGGCACGATCACCGTGTTCGCGACACCGCCGGCCGCGGCGGCCGTGCCGGTGTCGAGCAGGCCGTGCGCGACGGCCAGGGAGATCACGGTGGCCCAGGCGGCCGGCACGACGGTGCGGACCCAGCTGGTGAGCATGTCGGTCACGACAGGAGCCTCCTGACGTAGATCTGGCCCTCGAAGTCCGCGACGGACGCGACGTGCTTGCCGCCGTGCCCGCGGTGATGAAAGACGCACAGCAGCTCAAGATTCGCCGCGGAGTCCAGCCACGCCCCCACGCCCTGCTGGGACACGCCGGGGTAGTCCTGCTCCAGCAGCGCCAGGTCGACACCGTTCTGCAGCGCGAACTCGATGTGCTGGTGGTGGCACTCCAGCGGCATGCTCAGGTCGCATTCGGACTCGTCACCACCGCGGTGCTGCACCGCGAAGTCGCAGTGATACGTGCCGTCGGCGCGCCGGCGCCGCTTGTAGGCGTCGAAGTCGGCTTTGTGTGGGTCAACGGCGCGGGGTTCATGCGCTGGGTAGTGGATCGAATAACGGTGGCTGACCGCCTGATCGTGTGCCGCGACCTCCAGGGTGGTGTCCTCTGGCGTGGAGTCCACCGCCGTCACCCCGCCGACGCTTGCTCGGGCGACAGGTCCGGCAGCATCGTCGGCGGCACCGCGGGGATCACGGTGGCCTGCTGCCAGTCCAGCTCGCCGGGGTTGGCGGTGCGGTTGGTGCGGTTGGGCCATGCGATCTCGGTCACCAGGTAGTAGTCCTGGCCCACGGCCACGGTCTGGCCGTGCTGCAGCGGCGCGGTGTACTGCCCCTCGCACAGCACGGAGCCGTCCTCGCCGACGACGCGGACGTGCGCCAGCGGCGTGTCGTCGTGCACGCGCAGGGTCCGGGTGAGGTTGAGCGGGTCGATCGGCTCGGTCAGGATCTGCAGCGCCGCGCTGCCGCCGTCGTCGGCGACCGCGACGGCGACCAGCGTGTGGTAGTAGCGCGGGTCCAGGCCGTCGAGGGTGATGCGCCGCTGCAGCAGATCCTGGAATGTGGTGGGCAGGAAGCCGCCGCTGGGGGCGGTGATGGTGATGGTGTCCAACCAGGACATGGCGGTCTCCTCAGTAGGGGGCGTCCCAGCGGGCGGACATCCAGGTCGAGGGCACCGTGTTCACCAGGTTCAACGCGCCACCGGAGACTTGGTAGACGTAGCCGTAGATCGTCGCGCCGGCCGCGAGGTGTTGGTACGCGGAGACTTGGTGGTACCAGGGGCCGTTCAGCGACCCGGCGAACCACGTTTTGGCGATGCCGTTCGTGGCCTCCGACGTGCCGTTGATCATGATTCCGCAGGAACGGTTCGACTGCGTCGCGCCCGCCCACGACGTTTGCAGCAGAATGTGGTACCAGCCGGCCGTTTGCACCGTCATCTGCGTGGGCAGCGAGCTGACCCACATGTTGTCGGTGCTGGTGCTGGCCACATTCCAGCTGATCACGGTGATCGTGGAGTCGGAGATCGACTGGCTCCCGGTGAGGGCGGCGTACGTGATCGCTTTCGTCGCCACACCCGACGCGGCGGTCTTACCGGTGGTCAACTGGCACAGGGTGTCGATGTTGGTGGACAGGTTGTTCAGGCCGCCCTGGTGCACCACCACCCCGTCGGTGAAGCTGGTCAACGACGTCATTGCCGGCACGGCACGCTCCTAGTAGACGGGCACCGTGGTGGTGCCGAGGACGCCGTAGGTGGAGTCGCCGCAGACCCACGCCGAGGGCACGAACACGGGACTGAGCTGCAGATCGACGGTCCAGCTGCCGTTCTCGGTCTGGATCTTGTGGCTGATCTTCTCGATGTAGTAGTCCGAGCTGGTGGACAAGCCGCCGGTGCGGCGGTGCACGGTGACGCGCTGGCTGATCTCCAGCGCCAGCGCCACCGGCCACAAAGCCGGCTGCGAAGCCAGATCCAGCGTCAGCGTGGTGATCCGCACCTTCGGTCCCGAGTAACGGGCCAGGTAGAACGTGCCCGCCTGCGTCAGGTCGAAATCGGTGAGGCACTGGATCGTCTCGGTCAGGATCCGCTGCCCGTACAAGGCCTTCGACGTGGCGTTGACCATCGGCGCGAACGAGCTGTTGCCCGGGCGGCCCAGGTTGGCCTGCGTGAACACATAGGTGGGGTCGAAGTCGGTCGCGAACGCCGAGTACGGGTACTCGGTCGGGCTCGCGCCGCTGGGGTTCTCGCCGAACGCGACACTCGCGGTCTGCGTGCCATACCGGTAGGTGCGGTCCTCGAACACGATCGCGCCGGTGCGGCCGGCGTAGAGCAGGCCATGCTCGGAGTCCTGGATCTCCTGCAGCACATCCAAAACGGTGCGCGTGTTGTAGGAGCCGTCCGAGGCCATCCTGAGGTAGCCGGGCGAGACGTTGATGGTGCCGCCCCAGAACGCGGTCAGCAGCCGCGACACGCGCGAGCCGGAAAACTCGCCCTGGTAGCAGTTGCCGCGATTGAAGTGGGCGAGCCGGGCAGCGGTGCCGATGTCGCGGTTGTAGATCCCCAGCCGGCCCAACGACTGCTGGCACAGCGGGTCACCGTTCGCCGTGGAGGTCAGGAACTCGATGATCTGGTAGCCAATGTTCTTGACTCCCAAGGCGATCGTCGAGGTCGCCTCCACGTCGTCCACCGTCAGCGTCCAGTGGGTGCCGTTGGTGTTGTAGGTGTAGGCGTAGTAGTGCCACCCGTTGTCCGGGAACCCGCTCACGGCCGGGTTCACCGTGGACACCGGGACCAGCATCGAGGTGGACGTGGCCGGGTCGACCAGCTGGAACTGCAAGTTGCCGGCCCAGGTCTGGACGTTGACGGCGCTGCCGGTGTCGGCCTCGGTGACGAAGGTCCAGCTCTCCGTCAGGTCGGCGATCTTGATGACGCCGGAGGTGTACTTGCACCAGATCTCCACCGTGGCGCCGGTTGTCGACAACGACACCGGCTGGTTCACAATCTGAAAGTCCGTCACGTTACCCACGAGCGTGACCGTGGTCGGCGGGTTGTTCGCGTTGCGCTGGTTGATGACCAGCGCCTGGTCGCCATCCGGAAACGTGTCGCCGGCCCACTGAAAACTGCCGTTGGTGGAGTTCGCGAGCTCCAGCGGCACCGCGCCGAGGAAGCCGGTGCCGATGGAGCCGGTGTTGAGGCTGACGGTGTTGTTCAGCGGCGCGTACAGCAGCGGACTGTCGGCGGCGATGGTGGTGGCATAGGACTGGGAGATGCCCATCCGGGACAGGATCGCGATGGCGTCCACGGCCTGCGCCGAGCTCATGCCCAGGTTGCCGTGGTCCCCGTAGGCCATCGGCCACCGCTCCATGTAGCCGGTGTAGAGCGGGTAGCGCACCGGGCCGGTGGTGGCGAACGTCGACGCCGTGCTGGCCCACTCGACCTGCATGGCGTCGAGCCAGTAGGTGGGGGTGGCGACACTGGTGCCGGCGAACACGATCTTGTCGCGGCACTCCTGCACGGTGTAGGTGACCGTGATGCGCGTGAACGCGGTCTGCGTCGTCAGGATCGACGAGTTCGTGCCGTCGGGGCACTGGATCTGCAGGTGGGCGCCGCCGGTCAGGTAGGCGTAGACGCTGACGGTGACCGTCATGCCCGGCACGCCCTCGATCACCGCCGCCGGCCACGCCGCCGAGGTGTTGCCGCCCTGGGTCACCAGCAGCGCCTTGCTGCCGGCGAACACGTGCGTGGTGGAGCTGGCCAGCGTGGTGCCGCCGCCGGCGGTGAAGTTCGAGATGCCGGACTCGAAGCTCGGGTCGAACGTGGCGTTGACCGACGAGTTGTACAGGTTGCCGGTGGTGGGCCAGAACGCGCTGATGCTCATGCACCGGTAGGCCTGCAGCTGGTTCGGCGCGGTGTTGTACGGGCTGGAGGTGTTCTGCGGGTTCAGGTACTCCAGCGGGTCGTATACCTTGAGGGTCGCGACGCCGGCGGCGGACTGGTCCAGCTCGTACACCCGGCCGCGGTCGATTCCGATCTCCCGCACCGCGACCCGGTTGATGGGCGTGTCGATGGATTTGCGGGAGCCGCCGGGAACGTTCGGCGGCCCCTGCGTGAAATCGACCTCGACCGCGAGCACTGCTCGGTTCGGGTTGGGCAGCACGGCCATCAGGTGTACCTCGGCGTCCACCCGCTGGAGCTGTTGCGGCCGGCGTACTTGAGCACCACGTCCTGCACCACCTGTCGCAGGTCGTTCTCGGCGAAGATGCTGCCCTGCGGCGTGATGTTGACGACGACCACTGTCGGCGCCTGCGCGCCGGAGCCCAGCATGCCGGCCACGTCGGCCGCGCTGGCGGTACTGCCGGTGTGGACGTCGGACCGCTGGCCCAGCATCCGATACACGCTGTCCAGGTCGCCCTGGTTGAGCGCGTTGAGCACGCCGGTGCCGACCGTGCTGGCGGCCCGGGCGCGGATGACGTACTCGTTGTCGGACAGCACCGCCGGGATCGAGTCCGAGGACTCGGTGCCAGCGCCGAACACCGGGCCGCCGAAGTCCCGGTGCAGAACGCTCGGCACCTTCCCACCGCCGGCGAACTTGCTGATCTCGCCACCGACCGCCTTCGCCACGTAGTTCGTCGCGCTTTGGACGTTGACGCCGACAGTGATGGTCTTGCTGACGATCCCGTCCAGTCCCTGACGAATTGTCTGAATCTTGGCCGATGCCTTGTCGGTGACCGCGATGTCGGTGTTCAGGTTGTGCGGCACCTTGAGGTAGGTGTCGGTCAATGTTTTGATCTGGTCTTCGGTCAGCCCGGCTTTTCTCCACACGTCCTGCAGGGCCGCGACGTCCTTCTCGAAGGCCGCCGTGCCCTCCTGCACCGATCCGGTCTGCTTGGCCACCGCTTCGGCGTGCGTCTGCGCCGCCGACACGCCGTCCAGGATGTTCTTCAGATTGGCCCTGCCCGCATCAGTGTTGTCATTGATCGCGTCCGAGCCCTTCTGAATGGAGTTCTTCAGAGTGTCCAGGGTCGTCTTGAAGGACAAGTTGGCCTTTTCGGCGTCGACGTCGCCGCCATTGAGGAGGTCGAGTGAGTTCTTCAGCTCCGATGCAGCGTTCTGCACATCCGACAGGGCGTCCGACACTTGCAGGCTCGACTGGGTCAGGCCATTCGAGGACGAGGTGGCATTCAGTGCCGCCAGGGTGGAGTCAGTCATGGCCCGTCGTGAAGCACTCGCTGCCTTTTCTTGCTGGGTATACGCCGAAGATGTGGTGATGACCTGGCCCGACACCGTTTGCAGTGCCGTCTTGAGCTTGTCCATGTCCTTGGACGTGCTTGAACTGGTATTGCCCATGTTCTTGGTCGCCGCGGACGCGGTTGTGGTGCTGACCGTGGTGCCCTGGAGCACGCCGTTGATCTCGGTCATCGCCCCCTTGTTGCCCATGGCCGCCATGGTGACCAGTGACAGAGAAATCCCCAGCCGGTTCGCGGCACTCAGTGCCCCATCCTGCTGGAGCGTGTTCTTGACCCACTCTTCCGAATTCTTGCCCAGCTCGCCGGCGTCCTTCTTGATCGCGTCGGTCAGCTCGTCGACCACCTGCGTGCCGCTGCCGGCCGTGCTGATGAACGCCGTAAGCGCGACGATGCCAGCCCCGATGGCCAGCCCCCAGGGGCCGGTGAGTAGCTCGCCGACGCCGCCGGCGCCGGCCTTGAGCTTGCCCATAGCGCCTTCGGCTTCGCCGATCCGCGTTGTCCACGCCGACAGCCCACTGCCGGTATTGGACAACCAGTTGGCAAAGGCGCTTCCCTCGCCCAGGTACTTGATGCCCTGAACCAGGGCGAGCACGCTGGTCACGACCAACGACAGCTTGCCGCTGAAGCTGTCGGCGTTGGCGATTCCGTACTCGAATCCGGCAGCGAGCAGACCAAGGGATGCGGATACGCCGATGACATTCTTCGCCGTCTCGCCCAGCTTGGTGATGAACACGCCCAGGGAGGCGACAGGAAGCGCCACGGCCAGCACACCGAAGGCTGCGGACACCGCCCCGATGATGTCCTTGTTGCGTGAGAGCGCACCGAAGATGTCACCGAAGATCGACACCATTGAGGCTCCGGCCGGCATCAGGTTGCTGCCGACGGCGATGCCGAAGTTCTTGACCGACGCGACCATCCTGTCCCACTGAAAGGAGAAGGTCTGGGTGACCTTGTCCCACTGCTCCTGGAAGTGGTCGATGTTCGAGTCGTTGGTGATCTGGTCGAACTTCTGCTGCAGCTGGCCGGTGTTGCTGATCAGCTCGGCGAGGCCCTTGAACTGCCTGCCACCACCGAAGGCGCGCACCAGCACGGACTCCGCGGCGTCCGCGGACAGCCCGGCGCCCTGCAGGTGCGACTTCAGGTCGGTCAGCGCGACCGCGAGACCGTCCGGCTTGCGCAGGTCGTCGGCCAACTGCGAGGTGGTGACGTGCGCGGTGGCCATGGCGCCGGCCATGGCCTCGTTGCTGGTGGCGACGTCCGTCTCGGACAGGCCCAGTGCGCCCATCAGCTTGCCGGCCTGCGTGGTCTGCCCGACCATCATCGCCATGACCTGCGCCAACTTGGTGCCGGCGCTCTGTGCGCTCTCCCCGCGGTCGGTCATGAACGCCAGAGCTGCGCCGGCGGAGGTGAGGGACACTCCGAATGTGGCGGCGGTCGGACCCCAGTTCTTGAACGCCTGGTTGAAATCTTGGAATCGCATCATCCCCTGGCCGACGATCGCGTTCAACGAGGCGACAGCCTGCTCCGGCACACCGGCGGCCGGACCGAATGCCTTCATGGTCGCCGTGACGGCCGTGGTGGTGTCCTCCAGCGACGCGCCGGAGATCTTCGCTTCCTCGGCGGAGTACTTCACCGCGTCCAGGGCCTGCGACAGAGACAGGCCAGCGGAGATCGGCTCGTACAGGGCGTTGGACATCTCCACGCCGGACGTACCGGTAGCGTTGCCGGCGGCAAGGATCTTGTCCTGCAGGCCCTGCATCGAACCGGCAAACTCGTTGATCCGCTGGTCGGTCAGGCCGGCTTCGGTCTGCAGCCGAGTCAGGTTCGCCTGGAACGTGCCCGCCGTCTTGAGCATCGCGAAATCGGCGATGCCCAGCGCGCCGCCGACCATGAGCAGCGCGTTGCCGACCTCCTTGAGGGAGGTCTTCGCCGCGGCCTGACTGGTGGTCATCTTCGCCGTGGACGCCTGGGCCGCTCCCAGCCGCGTGGCGTAGGAGTCGACGCCAGCCGCGACTTCCTGCAGCGCGGCCGCGGTAGCCATGATCTCGGTGTTGATGGTGGCCAACGCCCGCGACAGCGCCGCGGTGGAGTCGGTGAACGTGGTCGTCATCTTCACCAGCGAGCTGCCGATGCCGTCGACCCTGCCGGCGAACATCGACAGCTCTTCCTCGACCGCGGAGAACCGCGCGGCGAACGCGGTGACCTCGTCCCCCGCCGACAGCATGCCCTTCGCGGCAGCGTCGCCGGACTTACCGATCGAGGACATGCCCTGGGCCAGCGACTTCGCGCCGCCACCCGCCCCGCCGAGGCGCTCTTCCAGGCCGCTCAGCTCGGAGCTGAGCATGTTGGACTCGACCGCCGCGGTTTGGAAGCCGCGCTCGGTCACCGCGAGCCGCTCGTCGAGCACGCCCGAGGCCTCGGCCACCCGGCCGAAGGTGGCCTCCAGCTCGGTCAGCACCTCCGCGTAGCGCTGCACCGCCTCGATCGCGGGCGCGGTGGTCGCCTCGAACGTCGCGATCACGGGGTCGTAGCCGGCCACCCCCACCACCTCCTCGGCGCGCGGTGCGGAAGGTGGTGGGCAGGCGGCCGGCTACTCAGCCAGCGCGGCCATCCAGATTTCTCCGGCCAGCCGCACAGCGGCCAGGGCGACGTTGTCGCGGGCGGATTTGATGTACGGCCGTGGTGGCAGCACGGAACCGCGGCCGACGCGGCCGCCGTGCTCCTGCACCCAGGAATAGGCCAGTCCGGATTGGACGGTGGCCCGATAGGTCCCGGAACCACCCTGCGCCACGCCGGTATGCACCGAGTCGCGCAGGTCGCCGGAGATCCTCGCCGGCGGCGCACCCGGCGGCGATGGTGTCGGCGTTCCCCGCGGGTGACTGCGCAGCGACAGCAGCCGCTGCGTCTCGACGCCGATCAGCTGCGCGCCGGCCGTCGCGGCAGCGCGTGTCGCCTCGTCCAGCCGCGCGGGGACCTCCGCCACGCGGGTGCGCAGCTGAGACAGTCCACTGACCTTGAGCATCGTCACCCCCGTTGCATCTGCAGAAAGTGCCACACATAGGTGCGCACGTAGGCCGGCGTCGCCTGCAGATCCGGCCAGGACCAGCGCATCGCCTGCATGATCAGGAAGTCGCGGAGCTCAGGCGGTGCTTCCCCTGACGCCCAGGTCTTGTCGAAGATGGACTGCGCCGGCAGGTACACGTCCTCGAAGTACTGGGAGCCAGGGGTTAGCGAGGGCCCTGCATGGCCTCCGCGATGTCGTCCATGACGTCCCGGACGATCACGAAGGGCATGAGCCCAACCATCTCCGGTGTTGCCGGGGCGTCCAACTGCGGAGGCTCGTCGTCGTCGGAGCTGGCGTCGTAGACGAACCAGTTCCGCAGCAGCTTCGCGATGACCAGGTAGCTGACCTGCCGGTGCGTCAGGTTGTTGCTGTCATTGGGGGCGAGCATGTCGGCCGAGACGGTCTTCGGGTTCCGATACTCGACGAAGATCTTCTCCCCCAGTTCGGGGTACTCGCGCCTGATGATGCGGTCGGCGTATCCGGACATAGCGGCGGTCCTTTGTGGATAGATGAGTCAGTAGGCGGCGGTCTGGTAGTTGTTCAGCACCGCCGACACCGAGCCGGAGTCGGTCGAGTTCCAGATGCCGGACAGCGAGAAGTCGGCCTGCACGTACGAACCGGAGTAGTCGCGCTTACCCTTGTACCAACCCGATTTCGTCAGGGTCAGCGCCAGCGACATGCCCCCCTGTGCGACCGGCTGCGTCACCACCGCACTGGTCGGGGTCTGCGTGTACTGCAGGTAGAGGTTCAGGTCGGTGTTGTTCGAGAACAGCGCCTTGTACGCGCCGTCGACCTCCAGCGCGCCCTGGAAGATCTCCCGCGGGGCCTGCACGCCGTTGCTGGCGTGGATCGCATCCACCGCCCGCTTGACCGTGACGTCGAACGTCAGCCCGCGATCCGAGGTGCCGCCGGCGTTGGTCATCACCCATTCCCACCCGAGGTTCGGCGCGACCGTGGTGTAGGTGGGAGTGATGCCGGCCTGCGTGACGCCCGGCTGCGAGGTCATCTTCAGGTCGACCGACACGATCGCCTTCGGGTCGATCTTGATCTGCAGATCCGACGCGGTGGCCGCGGCGTAGCCGAGCACGTTGCCCGCCGTGTCGTCCACGGTCAGCGAGTAGGTGGCCTTGGCCGCGGTCGCGGACTGCTTGAACGTGTGCGTGGTCGTGGTGACCACCGCGACCGAGCTGGAGTGCGCGAACTGCAGGCCGCCCGTGGTGCCGGCACCGGTCACGGTCAACGTGTACGGGCCGCTGCCCGACGTGGCCGTGACCTTCGCGTACTCCAGGTTGGTGGAGGTGTCGATCTGAATGAAGGTGCCGACGCTGATGCTGGCCACCGTGGAGATCGACGTCGCGCCGATCGAGGACCCCGCGGACAGCGTGGTCGAGATGGCCGGGGTGACCGTGTCGGGGCCGATGATCGACCGCAGGAAGTGCCCCATCAGGTCCGGGTAGGCCAGGATGTTGATGTCCCAGACCGCCTGCACCGGCCCCTGGTACATGCCCTGCAGGACCGAGTCGTTGTAGCGGTACGACTCATCCTTCAGCTCGGCGTACGCATCCTCATGATCCGCCTTCATGAACGGCAGATAGATCGTCGGCGTGACGTACGTGCCGGCCGTGGTTTCCTTCGCCCAGCCGAGCTTGACCAGGCGAGAAAGCTGAGTCACTGGGTCACCTCCCCGCCGTCGTCGGCCGCCTCAGCGGCCTTGCCCTTACGGCTCTTGGTCTTCGCCGACCCCGAGGGCTGCTCGGCCTCGTCGGCGCTGTCGTTGTCCTCGACCGACTCGAACCCGGCCAGGGGCTCGTCGAAGTCGATGTCCTCGCCCGGCGCCACCACTTGCGGCGGGTCGGTCATCACGGTCAGCGGGTGAGCTCCCGCATTGCGCTGGCGCACGTAGCACTCCAAGTGCACGAGAAAGCCCCGCAACCACACGGGTCGCGGGGCTTTCGGAACGGGTGGCTGGTTAGCCGCTGATCTCGAAGTCGTCGGCCGAGTAGTGGATCTGCGCCCGGAACTCCGCCTCGCTGGGGAACGTGGCCTGCGGGTCCTCGAAGCGAATGGCCACCCACTTCGGCACCTCGGCCACCGACAGGAACCGGCCGCCGTGCGTCTTGTCCCCCAGGTAGCCGCCGATGCGCAGCAGCACCAGGTCGATCGCTGCGTCGAAGTTGCGCTGCTCCGACTCGGCATTACCGGAGCCCGACGCGATGGGCCACACCAGCTTCAGCACGAAGTCGTAGGACGCCATGCGCTTCTGGTTGGACAGTCGCCGCTCGGTCAGCGACTCGCGCATCACATACAGCTGCCCGGCGGTGCGCTTGCCCGGGGTTCGCGGCCAGTACCCCTGCACCACACCGAACGGGCCACCGGCGGTGGCCAGCAGCGCCGGCAGGCCGTCGCCGTAGGCCTGCAGCCACGCCACTTCCCGATCCACCGCGTCCGCTGTACTCATGAGTTCACCTCCTCCGCCGCCGACCCTTGGGTTGCCACACACGGTGGTAACGGACACGCAGGTGCAGACTCAGGTTGCGGCGCCGCTTGCGTTTGCGCCGCAGCAGCGCCGGCAGCGGATGATGCCGGGCGTTGGCCGTGATCAGGCGGTACCGCGCGCGGCGGATCGGGTTGCGCCACGGCAGCACCGGCTTGGCCGGCTTCCGCACGATCGCCGTCCCGGCCGACAGGTGCTGCTTGGCCAAGGCCCGGTCCCGCGCCGACGCGGCTGCCGACAGCTTCGCCCGCGTCGCCGCGGACATGGCGTGCGCCTTGTGCGTGGCCCTCTTCAGCGCCGCCGAGATTTTCGCCCGCGTCGCGGCCGACGGCGAATGCCCGGGGTGCGACTTGCCCTTCAGGGCGGCGGAGATTTTCGCGCGGGTGGCCGCACTGACCGGGTGGCCCTTGTGCTTCTTGCCCTTCAGCGCCGCCGAGATCTTCCGCCGCGTCGACGCGCTGATCGGATGGCCCTTGTGTGGATGTCGTGACGACTTCCTCTTCGCTGCCTTCTTCGCCTTCTTCTTGAAGGCGTAGTAGGACGACGGCAGCTTCAGCTTCCACAGCGCCATCGCCCACCGCCCCTACCGCCGCGCGTACGGGCCCAACATGGCGATCGCCTCGGCCCGCAACGCGTCCGGATCGCGCGTCGACCGACCGTCGACCGGGTCGAGCTGCTTCACCACGATCGACGCCGCCATGAACCGGCAGGCCTCGACCAGGTCCGCCGGCACCGTCTGGTAGCCACCGGAGTAGGTCACCTGGATCGTGGTGCCCGGCGGCACGAACGTGCCCAACTGAAACCGGGCATGCCCGGTGTCCGGCTCGTACTGCATGGTGCTCATGTCGATGATCTGCGAGCCGGAATAGCTGCGGTACAAGCTGATCGCCGAGATGGCCCCGGCCCACAGATCCGGATAGCGCGGCGGGTGCTCCCGCGTCCAGAAGTGCCTCACCAACAGCGTGGAACCCAGCGACTGCGCCCGCGAGAACCCCAGCTGCGAGGTCGGGTCGAGCGGAACGTAGGCGTCCAGGGCGTCCTCGACGTCCAGGGCCTCGGCCCGCTGCGTCTCGATCAGGCCGGTGAACGGAGCCAGCCGCCGGTCGCAGGCCGACTCGCAGTTGCGGGTCGCGGTCAGCATGATGTTGGTGATTGTGGTGACTGGGAACCCGGACACCAGGTTGGCGAAGGGGCCTTCCTGAAACTGAGCCGCCGTCGCAAGCGGGGTGGGCGTGTCGACGGCCACGGGTCACTCCCCTACTCGGACACCTTGGTACGCCTACGGCTGGGCTTCTTGGTCTCCGCGCTGTCGACGTCCGGTTCGACGTCGCCATCACCGGCATCACCGTCACCGTCGGCGCCATCGTTCCCGGCGTCCTCCGGCGGCTCGCCCTCGCTGAACTCGCCGCCGGGCCGCTCCAGCAGCTCCAGCGCCAGCTCCTCGTCCACATCCAGGACGTCGCCGTCGTTCTCCCAGGTGTAGCCGGGAGCAGCGCCGGCATGCGCCTTCTTCAGCCAGACCACATGTCCCTCCAGTGTTGGGGTGTGCAACGGGGCGAGGAGTCCGCCCTGGACCGCCTGGCAGGGCGGACTCCTCGGTCACGCAACCGTTTCCGGTCAGATGTTGGCCACGACCCGACTCCCCCGCGCCACGTACTTCGGGGCGCGCACCGCGAGGCAGGTGTCCGTGAGCACCGCGAACGGCAAGGTGTCGGGCGCGGTGACGGTCGGCGCCAGCGGCAAGATCCTCATGTCCCGGGTGAAGGGCCGCACCAGGAACGCCGGGTCACGCGGGATCAGGTAGAAGTCCTCCTGCCCCGTCGACCTCGGCTTGGCGCCGGCGTTGGTGCCGACGTAGGCCGCCGGCCCGGTGTTGCCCGAGCTGTTGGTCAGCAGGTTGGTGCCGGTGTCGATGACGCTGGTGACCGCGGTGCCGGTGGTGTCGAACGCGTCGACCACACCGATCAGGGTCTCCGCGCCCGAAGACGTTGCGCGGTAGACCTTGTACAAGATCGGCGACGCGCCATCAGGCATGTTGCTCGGCGCGGCCACGGTCAGCGTCACCGTCGAGGTCGAGCCGGACGTGACCTGCTGCACCTCGGTGGAAGCCAGGATCTCGCCGAACCGGGCGATGACCGCGGACACCTGGTAGCTGTAGGTCGCCGCCGCCAGCGTGCCGCCGGTGGTGGCGGTCGCGGTGGTCACCGCGCCCATCGAGTTGCCGCGCGGCGACAGGAAGCTGGACTTCACCAGCGGCACATCACGATACGTCGGCACGTTGAGGCCGGCGCCGAGATTGGTCTCCGGAGCCTGGAAACGCTGCTGCGCCACCAGCGACTGGCTCACCGCCGCCGCCATGCGAGGGCTCATCACGAACATATAGTTCGAGCCGATCGGCATCGCCGCGTTGGTCTCGACCAGGTCGATGACCTCGTCCAGATGCTTGAGCTGGAAATTGCCGTTGATGTCCTGCGCGTTCTGATACGCGTTGGACCCGGTGCCAGCGGTCCAGTTGGACACCAGGTAGTCCAGGCCCGAGGACATCGGGTACTGGCCCGACGCGGTCGCCGGGTCCGAACCCCAGATGAAAGAATTCTCCAGGGTCCACAGCATGGACTGGACGGTGCCGTCGAGCTCCAGCTGGCGCAGGTCGCCCGCGAGATCCCTCGTAACGGTCTGGGCGAAGCCCGTAACGGATCCCACTGCCTGGTACAGCCGAATGTTGAAAACGGCCTGCTCGTAAGTGGAGTTACCGATCGGCCGTGCGCCACCGTCGATGACGCCACCGGAGTCCGGCCTGGTCACACGGCGGTTGAAGAAATACTGAGTGCTGTTCCACTGCTTGGTCGGAATCGCGGCCAGCAGTGGGGAGTACCGGCGCTGGTATTCCAGCAGAACCGGATCGATCGCCTTCGGGATAAGGGGCGTGACCGTACCAGCGGTGGTCAACGCCTCCTCAAGCTCGGTGGGCATGTGAGCCCCTCTCTGGGCATGCAAAAGCCCCGCTGTGCACGAATGCGCACTGGCGGGGCTGGAAAGGGAGTGGCCGTCTGAAGTGGACAGTTACTGGGCCGGCTGAACCTCAGGCTGTGTCGGCGTCGGCGCCGGCGCGTAGCCGGTGCCCGGCTGCGGGACCGGAGTGCGACCGAAGTCGCCCAGCAGAACGCTGGTGCGGTCCTCCCACAGCGACTCGACATCCGGCAGCTGCTGCTCGTTCTCGTGCACGCGGTAGCCAGCGCGACGCGGAGTGCCGTTGTTACGCAGCATCTCCTCGCGCACCTGCGCGATCACGTTCTCGCGCAGCGCCTTCTCGCGGGCGACGAAGTCGGCTTCGAACTTGGTCTTCAGATCGGCCTCGATCTGGGTGGCCCTCTCCTGCAACGCCTTCTCGATCACCGCGCCGTCCGCCTTCTGCGTCTCGGCGGCAACGGGGGCGACCTGCTCAGCATTGGTGCTGGTGGTCTGGACCGGGGTGGTGCTGGTGGTCTCGGCCGCGGGGACGGTCGAGATCGTCGCGGCGTGCTCGGCGAGAGCGGCCGCGAAAACAGTGCCGAGCGCCGTGATGTCGGCGTCGGTCAGGGTGCGCGCAGGCTGCGCGGCGGGCTGCGCCGTGGTCTCGGCCGCCTCGGTGGTGCTGGTTGCCTCGCTCACGGCGGGCACCTCCTCGATGTCGGTGCGTGCGTTCTCCCCGTTCTCGACGGGGACGTTGTCAGTGGCGGCCGCCAGGCCACCGGCGGAGTAGGTGATGGTGTGGCCGACCGCGGCGGCGCCTGGGGCAATGTTGCTGAACGGCACCGGACTCGACGACATCGTCACCTTCACGTCGCCGCCGGTGGGCGCGGGCTCGCCAATGGCCTCACGCATGGCGTTGAGCGTCATCACCCCTCCAGTCGCCATTGGCGACGCGGACTCGCCGGGGCCGTCGGTGTCGGCGTGGGGCGCGCCGTCCAGGTCGATGTCGCCGTCCATGTCAGGGTCTAGTGCGGACAGTGCGTCGCAGGCGGCGTCCATGGCGGCGGCGGCGATGACGCGCAGCTCGGCCGGGTCGACGCCGCAGCCGCGCAGCGTGATGCTGATCGGGCCGTTGCAGGCGTCGATGCAGAAACTTGCGGCGCTGTCGGCGAAATCGCCCATATACTCGGTGATCGCGCCGAACCGGGTCGTCGACTCCTTCATGGACCCGTCGGGCGCCCAGTTGGACGGGATCATCGCGCTCAACCCCAGCGCCTTGGCCCGGGCGATGATGTGACGACGGATCGCATTGTGGTTGGCGCCGCCGCGGCCGACCGCCTTGATGGCCTTGCGCAGGTCAGCCTTGCTCTTGATCGGGTAGCTGCCGTTGCCCTTGGCGTTGCGCATCGCCCCGGACCCGACCATCTGGTCCTTCTGCTTCTGGCTGTAGGCCTCGTCGACGAAGGCGTTCCACGCCGTCTCGTCGGCGTCGACCACGGCCTCGTCGATCGCGGTGATGGTTGCCTCCACGGCTTCGCTGATGGGGGTGCGTGCCGGCATCGCGGACTCGGTGGACTCGGCGTGCTGCGGCGTGGGCAGCCACGCGGCGGTGTGCACCGTGGCGTCGACAACACCCGGGGTGGCGGTCCAGTCCACGGCGTCGATCTCCAGGTCGTCGCCGGTGGTGACGGACTCCCCGTTGTGCTTGACCCGCTTGAGCGGCCCGAGCCAGTAGCCGTGGATGGACACCGACCGCAACGCCGGCTGCTTCGGGGTGATCAGCGCGGCGATGTCCCGCCCGGCCTGGGTGTCGTAGATCAGCGCGCCGTAGCGGGCGCTGCCGTCCTCGTCCAGCGACACGGCGGTAAGCCGGCCGACGATGCTGGCCGAGTTGTCGCCGGCTTCATGGTGAGTGCGCATGACGATCGGCAGCCCCGCCGGGTCGGCGATGCGGGCTTGCATACGGTTGACGGCCTTGGCGATGACGTCCTTGGTGTACAGCCGCAGGTTGCGGGAGACGCCGGGCACGAGCATGGTGCCGGTAACTGTCGCGATGGGACGGTCAGACACGGCGCGCTCCCCTCGCGGCGGACCGGCGCGCGGCCGGCGGTGGTGGTGGGACGGGGGCAGTGCGTCGTTCGGTGGCGACGAGGGCGAGCAGGGCGGCGCGAACCTCGGGCCGCGCGAGCGCGGCGAGCAGGAGCTCGGGCAGCTGTTCGGCGACCCGGTCGGCGACGATCTCGACCAGCTCGTCCGCGGCGTCGGCTTCTTGGCGGGTCCGCACCTGGCGGATCAGGCGCGTCTCCAGCACGGCGGCCTCACGTGTAGGAGATGGTCACGGCGGCGCAGGACGCCGGGGCGGACACGGTGATGCCGTTGGTGGCCGGCATGTCCAGGCTGTAGAGGGTGCCGGCGGTGGTGCTGGCCGGCACGACGGCGAGCACGGTGCCCGACGCCGCGCTCGCGTTGTCGTAGATCGTCAGCACGCCCGTGGAGGCCGCGGTGGTGACGAGGACCTTGTTCAGCCTGCCGGCCGACGCCTTCACCACCACGGTGCCGCCGTTCACCGCCACCGCGGCGGTGCTCGCCGCACCGGTGGTCGGGTTACCGTTGCCGTCCACGATCTGAATGAGGGGGTAGGTCGCCATGGCTCCTCACTGGAAGTCGGTGTAGGCGCGATCCGGGAGGGCGCCGGTGGCGACCAGCACGCAGCGGCAGCGCGGGTGCAGCGGAGGTTCCGGGGCCTCGTCGCGGCGATAGGGGCCGGAGTTCTCGGCGTCCTCGCAGACGGCGCAGACCTTGTCGTCGCCCGCACTGAGGAACGCCACTTCCTCGACGCGGTAGCGGCCGTACAGCGCGAGGATGCCGGCGGTGACCATCGCGCCGATCGCGAAGTCGAGCAGCACCGCCAGCGCGGCGGCCACACCGGTGGCGCCGATAACCTGGCGGGCCCGGTCCATGACCTCGTCGAAGTCGAGGTTGTCGCTGCCGACCAGGAGCTTGACCAGCTGCTTGGCGATGGCCTCCTGCAACTTGTCCAGCAGCGACACGGCCTCGTGGTAAAACCGCTGGTCGTCGCCGACCTGGCCCAGTGCGATGTCGTAGGCGGCGTCGACGTCGAAGTCCCCGACGTCGTCCTCCTCGGCGGACACCGCAAGCGCGCCGGCGATGCCCTCGGCGTAGCCGGCGCGCAGGGCGGCGACGATCGCGGCGATCAGTTCGTCCCGATCGGCAGGATGGGAGTCCTGGCCGGCGATCGTCGCCACCACCGCCGCGGCCGCCGCCCGCGCGGCCATCTGCCGGTGGTCGTCGTCGCCGGCGACCTCCGTGCTCAATCCGAGAGAGTCTCGGTAGCGACGGACGGCCAGCTGGAGGTCGACCCGCAACGCGGTCCGTCGCCAGAGGGCCGCGATCGCGCTGATGTGGGCGTCGTAGACCTGCTCCCGTCGGTCATAGACCAACGCCCAGGTGCCCTCCAGCTGGCCGAGTTTGAGGGTCACTTCCAGGATGTTCGGGTCGTGCGCGTGCTCGATCGCCATCCGCACCGCCGCGACACAGCCCGCTTTGACACGCTCCGTCATTGGGCCGCCGGACGCGGCCCATCCCTGCGCATATGCCGTGCGGACATATGGGGCGATGTCGCGCACGGCCCCGCCTCTCCCCTACGCGTCGGCCCCGTAGGCGGCGTCGCGGGCCTTGCGCAGCGCGCGGATCAGCGTGTTGATTTCGGACCGGTCCAGTACCGGCGTGAACAGCAGCGTCGATCCGATCACCATGAGGCCGTTGGGCTCCTCCAGCGCCGTGCGCACATAGGGCAGAGACACGTCGAGGCTCAACTGGACATGCCCAGCGCCCTCTACGCTGTTGCGCCAGTTGACGTTGAGGATCGGGTCCATCGTCGTTTCGCAGGTGGTCGGCGCGTCGGAGTCGCCGGTGTACACCTTGTTCTCGCGCGGGTGGTTGATCTGTGTCTTGGGCATCACGCCCTGCCTCTCCATCACGGAGTTCACGACCATGACCCAGGTCGCCCGGGAATTCACTGGAAGGTCAGCGGTGTCCACACCGGAATCGCGCTGATCGCGTCGCTGGCCTGCCCGGCCAGCTGCAGATCAGCGCAGGCCACCGTCCCCGCCGTGGGCGTCGTGGCCCAGTCCATTGCGGACCGCCACGACCGGAAGATCCGGACGTGGCTGCTGCCGAAGCCGAACGCCGGCCGCGTGCAGACCCACTGGCCGCCCGCCTGGCGGATGCGAGCCTTCTCCGCTGCCATCGCGGCCACCGCCTGTCAGCTGATCGCGGCCCAGATGGTCGCGGCGATGTTGCCCGAGGCGCTGCTCAGCGTCACCGAGCTCGGCGTCACCGTCTGGCTCGTGCCGGAGGTGAGGAAGCGGCTGGTCGCGGTGGTCAGACCGGCGTTGCCCAAGGACACGTTGGCCGGCTTGAGAGTGGTGCCCGAGGCGAGCGTCACCGCGGTGCCGCCGTTGCACAGCACGCCGACGTAGTAGACGCCTGGCGTCGCGCCCGCGACCGGCGTGGTCCACGCCGCCGTGATCAGGCCGGCCGTGGCGAACGCCGTGGACTGGTC